GCAACCCAAGTGACGGCTGCCGGTGCGGAGATTGATCTGGCTCTGGCGGACAGCCCAACGCATCAGTTCGACCTGATCTACAATTTTCTGCGTGACAGCTTCCAGTCCGGGACGCAGGAGTTCAAAACATTCATGGGGTTCTTCCTCTCCATGCGTGGGGCATTCGGCCGGTTCCTGTTCAAGAACCCCGATGACAACAGCGTGGTCTCACAATCCGTCGGCACGACGGATGGTCTGGCGTTTGTGTTCGGTCCCCTGTCTCGCACATACGGCGTTGGTGATAACAGCGGCACGGAACCGGTCGGCTATGTGGACTTGACGCAGCCCTTCAACGTGTATCTGGATGGAGTGCTTCAGGATCACACGACCTATGAAGTGCTGACCGTGGATCCCGTCAGCCAGCAATTGAAGTTCTTTGCTACGCCATCAGCAGGGAAAGTCATCACGGTGGACATGTCCTATTTCTATTATTGCAAGTTCGTGGACAGCACCTTGGATTTCTCCAAGTTCATGGACCGTCTATGGTCCTTGCAGAAGGTGTCCATCAAGAGTTGCAGGGCTGGCACATGAGACCCGCGTCCACCGCGCTGGATTTGCTTTTGGGCAATGTGAACGCTCCGCTGTTCTCCGGAGATTTGTTCACGCTTACGCTGCAAGACGGATCAACTGTCTATCGGTGGACCTCGTGGGTCAAGGATCTGTTGAACAACGATGATGGTTTCACCTATATCAGCCAGAGACCGTGGCTGACGCGAAGCAAGTGGAACGTGACGAATACGATGGAGGTTTCCACACTGGATGTGAACCTTCTGGCACTCAACGATGGCTTTGCCGGGGGAGCAGACATCAAGGCGCAGATCCACAATGGTCTCATGGATGGTGCGACGATGCTCTTGCAGCGTGCCTTCATGCCGACGCCGGATGACACGACCACGTTGGGAACCATCGTTCTCTTTGGCGGCATCGTCAGCACGATTGAGCCGTTGACCGGGAACAGCGCGAAGATCAAGGTCAAAGGCAAGAACAACAAGCTGGCCATGAACGCTCCGCGCAATGTGTATCAAGTTGGCTGTCTCCATGCATTCTGCGATGCAGGCTGCACCCTCAGTCGTGGCAGCTTTACGACCGCCTATACGGTCGGCGCGGGTCCCACGCGGACGTTTCTGCCATGGAACGGGGCAGCTCCCGGCAATGCTGCGAACTATCGCTTTGGCAGCGTGCAGATTACCAGCGGTCCGGCGTCTGGACAGTGGCGAACAGTGCGTGCGGCAGACAGTTCCGGTCTCACGCTGGTCTATCCGTTGTACGACTTACCTGTCATCGGTGACGGGTTCAACGCTTTTGAGGGTTGTGATAAGACACTGAACAGCGGCAGCGGTCAAAGCTGCACTGACAGAAGCAACCAACAGAATTTCCGTGCGTTCCCGTTTGTTCCTCCTGCGGAGACTGGTTTCTAGTGTATCAGGACACAAAAGTTGAAGGGAATACCGTCCGCATCACATTCAGCGGTCGCAAGGAAGAACGTCATGAGTTTGAGACGCCCAAGGAGGCGGAAGCCAGAGCAGCAATCGTCGTGGAAGCCTTGTCGTGGGTCGGTACGCCATTCAAGAACATGTCAGACATCAAAGGACCGAACGGCGGCATAGATTGCGCGATGCTTCAAGTGCGTTGCTATGTTGATACCGGCAGGATACCCCCGATTGATCCTCGCCCCTATTCGTCGCAGTTTCATCTGCACAAGAGCGAGGAAGAATACCTCAGGATCATGAAGGATATCGGTGGTGTGGAAGTTGAGAAACCGCGCCTTAGCGATTGCCTCGTGTACCACTTTGGTCGCGTTTTCAGTCATGGCGGAATTCTTATCAACAGTTTGCAGATTGTCCATGCCTTTACGAAGAGCGGAATTTGCCAAGTGAGCAATCTGGATGAAGAGGACCTTATGTGGATTGCGCAGGGGTGGAAGAGACCTGTCAAGTATTTTGAGGTCCGCGCATGAGCACGCTCCTCGGTCTCGGCGGTTCCAACTCCAAGGCGGTCGTCAAATACACCGGCTTACAGGTGCAGACGTCTGCACTGAACCTTGCCATCGCTATCGGATGGGGACGCAATCGTCTCGCACCGAACTTGATCTGGTGGAACGATTTCAAGGCTCACCAGCAGAAGGTCGGCAAGGGCGGAGGCAAAGGCGGCAAGAGCTACACATATACCGTCGCTGTTCTGATGGCGCTCGGAGAGGGCGTCATATCTGCCGTCAACAAGGTGTATCTCAACCAGTCACAGACCACGCTGGCGAAGCTGGGATTGACGCTCTACACCGGCACGACGGTGCAGACGCCGTTTCCCTACATTGTGACAGCACATCCGACCGAAGCATTGAGCTACGCACGCACCGCGTATCTTGCGACAAGTTCGTATGATCTTGGTTCCTCGCCGGCTCTACCTCAGCACAGCATGGAGTGTGATTTTCCGCTCTGCAATTCCATGCCGGGAACGCCGGATGCTAACTTCGGCGATATCATCCCGGACTTCCTGACGAATACACAATACGGCATGGGGTTCACGTCTGGAGACATTGACGCCACGGATCTGGCTTTCTTCAAGTCATACCAGCAAGCTCAGGGATTGTTCTTCTCGCCGGTTCTCAATCAGCAAGAGGCTGCCAACTCCATCATTGACAGATGGGCTCTCCTTGCGAACTCATGGATCTTCTGGTCCGGAGACCGGCTCCGCCTCGTCCCTTTGGGCGACGAGGCTCTTTCCGCGCATAGCGCGACCTACACGCCGAACCTCACGATCCAGTATGACTTGACGGTGGCCAATGCGTTCCTTGACAAGGACAACCCGATCACCGTCAGTCGCAAGGATCCCGCCGATGCGTACAATCGCACAGTTCTGCAGATCACAGATCGCGCACTGGATTACAATTCCAACCCGATTGAATACAAGGACCAGACGCTTGTTGACCTGTACGGTTTGCGGGACAATAGCAACAATTCCTCGTCCGAGATTTGTGATGCCGCGGTCGGCTTGACGGCAGCGACCCTGATCGGTCAGCGCGCGGCCTATCTGCGAAACGGGTACAAGTGGAGAACCAATTATCGGTATGTCCGCTTGGAGCCGGGTGATCTTGTCTCAATCACAGATCCGAACAATGCCGCGATCCAGAAGTTGGTCGTTCGCATTACGAAGGTGGACGAGGATGCTGATTTCAACCTGTCATTTCAAGCCGAGGAGTTTCCCGGCACGATCGGACAGATCGGAAACGGAACTGCGCCGACGGGATCTCCGACCAGTTTCAATCAGATGGTTGATCCCGGCGATGTGAACCCGCCTTGCATTTTTGAACCGGACAGTTCCCTGACTAACGGTCATGCCCAAGTGTGGATCGCAGCCAGCGGCGGACAGTTCTGGGGCAGTGCTGACGTGTTCATCAGTTTCAACGGAGGGTCAACCTATTCGCCGATCGGTGCCATCACCGGCAAGGCGCGGCAAGGTGTGCTGACATCTATTCTGGCGAGCCACGCTGATCCGGATACGGTGAACACACTCGCCATTGATTTAACGGTGAGTGCCGGAGTTCTTGATCCTGTTACTCATTCTGATGCTGATGCGTTCCGCACGCTTTGTCTCGTGGCTCCCACCGCGTCCAGCAATGGTGAACTCGTGGCGTACGGAACCGTCGCCAGTACGGGAACCTATACGGATAACCTGACCTATCTACGTCGCGGACTCTACAGCTCGACGATCGGCGCGCACGCTATCGGTGCGCAGTTCACACTCCTCGATCTTACGGGTCAGGAAGGGTCGTTGCTGCAATACGATCTCCCGGCCGAGTACATCGGCACGACGATCCACGTCAAGTTCGTCAGCAAGAACATCTACGGACTTGCACAGCAAGACATCAGCATGGTCACGGACTATACCTACGTTCCTCTTGGAACCGGCTATGGTGGCGGAACAGGTGGCGTTCCGGTGCAACCGACCGGTCTGACGTCTGCCAGCGGTGCGCAGTTCGTGTCATTGTTCTGGAACGCCAATCCATCAACAGATAACGTCATTGCATATGACATCTACGCAGCGGTCGGTACGAGTGTTCCATTCGGAAGTACCGCGCTCATAGCGAGCGTGAATGCATTGACGTACAACGTGGCAGGCTTGCTATCCAATACCGGGTACACGTTCTACATCAAGGCACGCAACGCGGTCGGCTCGTCCGTACCATCAGCCGCGCGTAACGCGACGACGATCAACGCGACGCTGGTTGTTGGTGGCGCGAGCTTCTATTGTCAGACGATCCAGACGAAACCTGTTGCCGCCGTCATCGGCCAGTTCAGCAGTCCCTACGCATGGACGCTTCCGAGCTTGGCGCATGGTGCCGTCGCCGCTGGACAGGTGGATGTTGCACCTGGAGCCGATACTGACTTCTTGATCAAGAAAGGCGGAGCGACCATTGCGACCGTCCGTTGGGCTTCCGGTTCCACGTCAGCAACTCTTATTGACGCGGCAGATGTGTCGTTTGCCATTGATGATGAATTGGTTCTGGTGTCGCCGGCATCGTACAACGGCATGACCGGTGTTTTGAGCCTATCCATTCTCGGGACACGCCCATGAGAACCATGACAAGCCACGCCGGCGAGCGCGTCATAGATCATCGCAACTCGCCCGGAGCATACGGCGTTGCGGCAGGACAGATCGTTACACTGGCAACGAAGAAATGCTGTGGATGCCAGAGGCGCGTCGTTCTTGATCCCAACAGAACGAGAGGACGGCACTATTGCCGGTCGTGTAA